GCGGCCCATTTTGCTTGATTTTTAACAAATTGTGCTTGATTGTATTTGTTCTTACCCACACGCTCTAATATTGTCTGGCTAGCTGGTTTAATCTCAATTAGTTCAGTGAGAACTTGATTAAACTTGTCCTTATACTGTATGAAAAAATCAGGCACATACACCGTCTGTTTACCAGTTAAGGGGTCTCTGTAGGGAATCTGTATAGCTTCACTGGCCCATTTTGCCACATTAACATTTGTGTCACAAAAGTTCATAAAACTCCACTCCCAGCTTGATCGATATGTGGGAACTTTTAATCCAACATACTTTTCCGGGTGGCGCATAGTAAATTTGCCTTGAGCGAATTTACTAGCCATGTTATACTAGTATGTTTCGAGTTTCGTACAGATTTACAACAGGAGCTATTCTATATCCTAAGATGCTAGTTTTTTCTCTGTATGAATTTAACACTTGTGTTACAATTTGACCCAACTGTGCTTCAGTCAATGACTTCATAGTATCTAATAATTGGAATACTTTAACTCCATCAATACGAGATTGATTCAATAACACTATTGCAGTACTACGAGCACTTTCTACATCAAATCCTCTTTTAACAAAAAAACCAACAGTTGCATCTATTTCGTTGGAGGGAAAACTAACTTGATTAACGAAGAATTTGTCAAAAAACTCTTTTGTATCAGTAGTTGACGGTGCTGGGGGTAGATTATGTATCATATTAGGTACCTACTGTAGAATTAGTTGCGGTTGTTGTATTAGTACTAGAGTTACTAGTAGGAAATGCGGTATCCTGTATGCCGCCAGTTGAAGTGTTAGCGGTCGTTGTAGAAATACCAGCATTTGCATTAGGATTAGTTTCTTGAGTATTTTGATAGGCATTATTCGTTGCTATTAAATTAGTCAAGAAATTAGTTGCATTATTTGTAATATTGTTGCTATTGAGAAAATTTGGGCTTGATGAAAAACTATTGCCTAGCGGCTGTAACGGACTCGGTGTAGTATCATAATGTTCCATACCAAACCCGATTGGATCGCCTGCAGTCACGGCACCACGGCCGTAACTTACTGCTTCAAAACCAACGACCATAGTGTTGTCATGAAGATTTTTATCTTCATAACTTACAGTAGCATGATCCCAACTTTTAATAATAGGGTTATGTAATGTGTAACTTACATACTCATGTCGTGCCATTTGATAAAATTTAATATAGGTAAAAAACGGTGCAGTACTGCCATTATCAAGGCCGTATTTGTTATTTTTAACATAGTCATAGCCTTTAGTAGCATTTCTATTGTATGCGCTAGTACTTTGCGCAGAGGTCGGATCTGCAAAGTAATAAGTGTAATAGTTCTGCCATAGTGAATTAATCAGTCCCATATTATCGTCATGGAATTTGATAGTAGAGTCTTCGAATTTATGAGTATATTGTATTACTTTTTTTCTATTATATTGATTGGCAGCATCTGATGATATAGTAAATTTTGGAAGTGTTACACTCTTAACTAACATGCCTATTTCAGAACCGTGTCGTTCGTTAATGTCTATAACTTTTAGGGCCGCTTTGTTTAGACCAAATGCTACATGGAATAAGAAATTTTGTTTAGGAGCAAGGCGAAATTGATCGTCTGCAAATAAACGGGCCGCGTGTCGTTGATCACGAAGTAAAATTTCGGGATTTGCTTTTAATGAACTATTGGGTGTGAATGCCATACAGTATTTATATTGAAAATAATATGATCAGTTAATAGGCAGTCAATAAAAAACCCACCTAAGTGGGTTAGTTATTATAGCGATTGACCGCCAGCACCTGTTGCCGCTGTGCCCTTAGTTTGTGTAAATCCTGGGGCTCCTAATCCACCTGTTGGGAGGATTTGTTGTGCGTTGTCATACTGAATTGTGATTGTAATCATTTGTACATCAGCACCTGCATATTTCAATGCTTCATAGTTAGCAGTATCAACATAGCAACCGTACAATTCCCACTCTTCTAGGACGTTTGCACCTTCTGCTCCGTTACCACCATCTAACATTTCAATACGCATTAAGAACTTATAGTCACCACCGGATGCCGCGCTACTTTGTTCAAAAAAGTCAAATTGCTTTTGTAACTGTTGGCCGACTAGCTTAGTAACAGCGTTGGTTACGTCATCACGTAGCTTAACTGTAAGTTTTTGCCATTTTGGTTTGCCAGCATAGTGGATTGTGCTATTGTAAACTTCGATAGTTTTATCGTCAAACTGTACGTTTGGACGAGCGGCTTCAGCCACTTGCTTTGTTAGTTCTACAGTATTGCCACTAGTGCCAAAATTTTCAAAGCTAATTCTGAAACGATAGCTTAATTTTGGCATTAACATGCCTTGTGTTGCACTGCTTTGATTACTAGCTAGCGGTACTGTGAATCTTGATAATGATGCGATTGACATTTAGTTTCTCCTAATTATTTGCCGCCAAGGCCTTTGATTTCACCAGTGTTCTTCAAGCGCAATGGAATATAGATAAACTCGACTGCCTTGACTGGTTCAATCGCAATATCTAAATAAAGTTCACTTCTATCAATTCTCGCTGGAGTATTGTTGCTAGTGTCGCAAACTACTAAGAAGTCATAGATAGCACGTTGTCCAACTAATTCTAATAATAACTGCTCGGCTGCGTTTTTAATTTCGTTACGTGTAATTGTATCGTTTGGTTCAAACACATATGGTTTAGCCAACAATGATAACTGACGGCGTAGATAAACTACTAGACGAGCAACGTTAACTCTGTCTAAGCTACTTGCAACTAGTTGACGTGTATACTGTCCGTATGCTACTAAACCGGTACCTGTTAAATAGGTCAATGGATTAACATGCACACCTGCTAAGGTATCACGTTGTCCAGTGTTTAGTGCTGTTACTTGGAATTCGCCAGTTAATGAATCAATGTAGCCTACTGAGCTGGCATTTGTAATTCCACCACGGCGTACACCTGCTGGAGCAAACCATGGATAAGAAACATTATCGCTTAGAGCGATTGTGCGTAGCATCATGTGGCTTGGAGGAACAACAATATTGTTTCCTAGTAAATCGCTAGTAAAGCCCCATGGATAGTAAATGCCTAAGTACGGGTCAGCTGTTACAAGACCGTCATCACCGTTGTCGGCTGCTAGTCCTGTGTTGTTACCCCAATTACTAATTGTTGTAGCGTCACTGGCTAATCTTGCTGGAGTATCACCAACGATGAATGATGTCAAACCACGATCGTTGTTTAGTGTTACCATTGGTTGGATTAGCTCTGGATATCCTGGGCAAGCAATCAAGTTAAACACACGAGATTCTTCATCACGTATTTGTTGATTAGCATTGGTCAATGCTGTAAGTGCCTTGACAACCACTGCACGAACTGACTTACGTCCAAATTGTCCTACACCTTTGTAATCATTTGGAGCAATTGAAACCCAACGATTAGCATAGTAACCAGTCATCACTTCGTTATTGTAACGTAGGTTACGATTACCAGTGACAATATATGACTTCATGTATTCTTTGACATTATAACCTGAACGGCGTAGATTCCATAACAACATACCTTTTGGATATAGTGCTGGATCTGGAGCATCTGGATCTATGTAGTTTGTACTTAACAAGCTGACAATGCTGGCCGCTGTACCACCAGTTGCACCAGTTGAGCCCCAACGAGCGTCCGCAAATACAACCCCATTTTCACTTGTTTGATCTGTATTGTCTACTAGTACCCATGCTTTGGTCAAATAGTTATATTTGTAAAGCATTGGAAATTCTTCAAGGTTTGCTGTGCTGACCCATAAGTCACCATTGCCTAACGGTGTTCCATCACTTTGTACTGTTGGCTCTGTTGCACTTACAATTGGGCCTGCTGGGTCAGTAGATGTACCACCGGCTTGGTTTTGAGTGTAGTTTAAATAGCCAACCCATGTTGTACCATTGTGTACCATAACGTCAACATCGCTGATTACTGTGTTGTACCACATTTGTCCATCTTCTGGAATACTTGTAGGTGCGCTGTCGGAGATTGTAACAAATCCTGAACCAGCAACCGTTGGGCTCCACAAGCTGGCAATGTAGTTCTTAGCCGCACCGCTCGGGTTAGCAAAGAAGTTAGCTGTAGTTGTTGTTGAGAACAATTTGCTTAATGGATCGTTTGCAGTATCTACAAGACGAATTTCACCACCGTCATTATGACTGATGGTGATTGAATTGTCAGTGTTTAATACTGCTACAATATTAACTAAACCTGCGCCAGTTAGGGCTGTTAGCAATAGATTAGCATCGCCAGTTGCGCCAGTTGCTGTGAACGAAATGCTAACTGCTGAACCCATTGACGCACTTCCTGGA